GTCAGGGGCGATAACTTCTTCGTTTTCACTTGCCTCATCATATCCAGCAAATGTAGGCTCAATCATGTTTCCTTCCCCATCATCCACAAGGTCATGCTCATGTGTGAGGTATATTTCATTGAAGATTCTACCTTCTAGCTCGGATAGCCACGTAATCTTTAAATTTTCGTCTATAGCATTAGATTTAATCTCATCTACCTGTGCTAAGATTTCTCCTACTGTCATATGATTTCTCCTTTAAAAAAGGGCAACACTAATCACACGTGCTGCCCTTAAATCTCCCTTAAGAAAAAGCTCTCTCTTTGTCAGCTAACTTCTTCTGTAATGCCTGAGAACGTCTGATAGATTCTTTCTCCATACGCTGCTCATTGTCATATACTTCTTTTACCCACTTAGGAACCTTTACAGCTTCGCCACGCTGTACCTGGAATGTTCTACCATTAACACAACAGAACCAATCATCCTGCTTCTCCTGTGAGATTGGAATTTCAATAGTTACTAACTCGTTAGGGTCATTCTTTTCAACTGTCTCTACTTCTGCTTCAACAGTTTTTTTTTCTTCCTTTGCCATTTTTACTCCTTCCTAAAATCAGAAGGGAGATATTTCACTCCCTTCATTCTTTTTAATTAGTTAGCTTCCTCAATAGCTGAGTATGCTGAAAGTGTCTCAATTCTAACCATGAATGAGTTATTAAGGATTTTAGCTGTCTTGATAGCCTTCCATCCTGCTGTAGCTCTCTGGTTAAGTGGGTCATCACCTGAACCCATTGGCTTGATGATTGTCTCAAGTCCGCCACCTTCTACATCTGTAGTAGCGTATGCATTCTTACCTACAACTACTGTAGAGAATACAGCCTTATATGTAGCTGGGGTATCACCAGAAGCTGCTGAAAGCACTGGACATGTGTTATCCTTCCAAATCTTAGCCTCTGTAGATTCTACGAAACGTACACCAGCAATCTTTCCGATTTCACCTTCGAAAATAGGTGTTACATCAGCATACTTGTGAACATCAATCCATGCTTCATCTGATGTAAGGTCATATGCTGCATCTGGATGAATGATTGCTACATATGAACCATCAATCTTAGGTGTATTGTGGCGCTTAAGCTGTGTAGCTGCTTTCTTAACAAGGTCAACTGTAAGAGTATCAGCATCTGTAAGTGTAGCTCTTGAAAGTCTGCCACCTGCATAGATTACGTTTGTACCAGCTGCCATAGCATCACGTGTGATAGTATCAAGTGTTACACCTGCCTGATCACCTAACATTGATACTGCCTCAACTAATGTGTTATCAATAGTTGTAAGCTTAACCATGTCAGTAATCTTGATGTAATCACCATACTGTGCAACTGTTGCTGTGATAGCTGTTACATCCATAAGGCTTCCATCAGGTGTTACACCTTCTGTAAGTGGTGTAAGAGCCTTTGGAAGAGAACCAAACTTACGGAACTCGATTGTCTTACCACCATTCTTAGGAATGTTACGTTTCTGAGCAAACTGATCATGTACAAGGTTAGGCTTTGCATCTCTTAAAAGTACCTTGTCATAAAATGTCTTATTTTCAACTGATAAGCCTTCTGAACCTGTTGTGTTCATCTGTGGTGCAAAAAGCTGAAGATTAACTAATTTTCTGTTTTTATTCATTTTCTTCTCCTCTCTTGCATAGAGGAGTCATACTATCCAAATGATATCTCTGCTCCTCTAGCAACACGTTTAATGACTTCATTTACATCTGCATCTGTTAATTTAGATGGGTCAGATTTAAACATCTTGCTGCTTGCGGATTGAGTGCCATTTTCTGCAGGTCTTCTGTTTCTTGCCTGCATATTGTTTACCATTGCAGTCTTAACTGATTGTGCTGTGTGGGCCATTGCTCCACCTAACATTTCATCAAAATGTACTGTCTTGTATGCTGCTTCAAATGGAATTCCACTTCCTAACAGCTGGGTAAACTCAGGATTTTCCATTTCGACTGCTAAATCAATGTCTATCCCATACTTCTGAGATACTACATCTCTGTCTGCTAACCACTGAGCATATATCTGCTCAGCACCTGCATTAGCCTCAGCCTCTTCCTGGGCTGCCTTAAGTCGTGCGTTTTCCTGCTCAAGAGCAATCTTCTGCTTATACTGCTCTACGCTTAGGCCTTCTTTGTATGCTGCTTCTTCCCACATGGAATTATCAGCTTCAATTGCCTTGCTTAGAGCTGCTGTATCAGAAGCATCTACTCCATACTTGGCTGCTAATGTCTGCATGATTGTTTCCTGGCTTTTAAGCTGTTCCTGTAAACCCTTGGTTTCCTTGAAACGCTTGTTGATCATGTTCTGAGAGAATTCATTGAATTCCTCATGCCACTCTCCGCCTTTCTTAATCATGTTTTCAAAAGCTTTTTTTCTATCCGCTGGTTTGATATCGTTAGTGGTTTCGACATCGTTAGGATTGGCTACTTCCTGATTAATGGATACACCATACTGAACGTCTGATAAATCCTCGCCTGCTTGAGATACTGGGGAATCTCCTTGTACACCAGTTGCAGCTCCACTACCTTCACTGCCAGCCGAACCCATGCCTGCACTTGCGCCAGTACCTGCACCTGCTCCGCCATCAGCAAAGAGCTGTAGATTAATAAATTTTTTCATTTTTTCCATCGTTCCTTTCCGAAGTGTCAGCTTAGGGTCGCTTTAAAAGCGACTTTCAGCAAAGTGGTATATAACATAGATAAAAAGCCATAGAACAATATTCGTTGTTCTATGACTTTAGTAAATCACAAATGAAAAATTAAGTTCCCCCCTCTGAGGACACATTTTTCTATTTTCTTATAAAATTTTAATGCATTGTGGGTATTGTTTAGCTATATCCTCTAGGCCTTCAATAGTCATGTGATATAGATATACTAGTCTGCTATCGCATACATTTTCATCAAGCACTTCTACATTCATGTCACCTATTTCTGTTTTTATCTCTAGCTCATGCCAGTGATAATCCTCTGCATGATCTAAAATATAATTACCTAAGGACTGCATTAATATGGATACAGCAGCGCACACAATATCCTGTCCTAGTGGGGCATATTCTGCGTGTCCTTTAGCTGAGATTGCATATCTACCTTTCATCTGATTTTCATAGTATTTAATCTCTATCATCTTTAACTCCTTGGAGATGTTGACTCTCTTGTTGCATTAGCTGCCTGTGCTGATAAACTACCTCTTTTAGCCTCTGATACTGTACCGCCTGAAGGCATTCCCTGTGCCATTGATGCTTGCGCCTGGTCTACAAGACCTAACTGCACTGCAGCTTGAGGTGCTACCTGCATCAAAACCTGAGTAAGCTGCTGTACCTGCATAAATAGATTTGAATTCATCTGGACTCTCTCTTTAATCTTCTCGACTCCATCAAAATCCATCATCTCAAGACATGCAAGGGATGCATCACCATTATTCGGTGCAAAGAAGCCCATATTGTATAGATTAAGTGCTGTCTGATTCTGTGTCTCTTTAGAATATGCACTCTTTCTTTGAGGCTTAACCTCAATATCAAGGATTGGCTCTCTTGCACCTAAATCAAGCATTGTTCCGTCTGGCATTGGTAGCTGTCCTTGTGGCTGTGGCTGCAAGCTTGAATTGTCAAACTGTATATACTGGCTATCTCCCTGCTCACCTGTGATTCTAAAGCATCTAGGCTCTTTATAGAATTGACGTATAAGCTCAATTACCTGGTAACAGATATTCTTAAATGCTCTGTAGCTTTCTGTAGATGCATCACGTGAAAGCTTTCCAGCTGCTTCCTGTAATGATGCAATACCACTAGCTGTAGTAACATTACTTGCCTGTCCTTGTGATGCTGCTGTATTTCCAGAAGTATCTTTCATCTCCTGTATCTTATTAAGCAATACTGTCTCATAGATAGGCGGTAGGACGTTAGGCTGTAGCTGTTTGAATGAGTCTTCACCTAGATGTCCATCAAAGTGAATTACAGCATTTTCTGGGTCATTGTATTCTTCTTCATTAAGGCCACCTGATTGATTAACTACTGTACGCTGCCTTGAATTCCATGTAGAGTTTTCAAGGATGTTTCTTTGTAGCACATCAATAAAAATCTGATCATCTGCAATAAGGTCTATGTATCCCATACCACATACTGATGATTTCACTGGTAGAAGTACATCAAATACAAATGGATAAAGGCCATGCTCTAGCCATCCTGTTTCTGCATATGTTGGGTCATTTTCTGTAGCGTATAGCACCTGCTCATTACAGAATTTGCAATAGTGAACTACTGTCTTTACAAGTGGGATTCCGTTTTCATCTACTGTCTTGATTCTTCTCTTGTAATACCAGTCAATTACTGCTGACTGTTCTGTATCATCTACATCCTCACCATAATGCATGTAGTGGAAGGTATCTTCTGCATTGCCTGTATGTTCCTCTATCTGAGGATATCTTGCCTTCAGCTCCTCATTGTCCATGTATGATACTAAGAAAACATTAGGGCTATCCTGGATGTCTTCAATGCCACTCTTCCAGAATAGCTGCATCATATCAATGCTCTTAATATCAATATCGCCTAAGCCATTATTCTTGTCATTATTCCAGAAGATTCCTGTT